TGAGTGAAACCATTATGGCTCCTTTCTTAGTGTTCCAGTTAGTCTCTATATTGAAAAATGCCTCAATGGTAGGTATAGTTAAAAACGAACTAGTAACACAAATACTAGACAGATTAGATAAACACAAAGGAGACAGAGATGTTACAAAATAAGCAAAACTTATTATTGGTTATAGTAATTGTATTAATAGGTTATAATATATTTACTACAAACAGTATTAGAACAGACGTTAAAGGATATGAAGCCAGAATAGATTCAGTCCAAACTAAAATTGATTCAGCACAAGTAATCAATAAACAAATCGATGTTAAGATCGATTCAGTAAAAGAAAATGTAATTTCTATTACAAAAGAAATACACCACATAGATAATACCATAACAATTGTAAAAAAACAAACAGATGAAAAAATTAATACTGTTGATAAGTTTTCTAATGCTGAGCTTGAATTCTTTTTCACAAACAGATACCACCAAGGTAACACTGCCAACTAAGGTAGTAAGACTAGCAGCAAAAGATTTAGTTCGCTATGATGGATGTAAGGTAGAATTAAAACTTACTCAAGATAAAGTAATTAAATTACAGGAAAGAGAAGTACAAAAAGATACTATCATCAACTTCTTAACTGTTAAAGATAAGAACAATCAGTTCATCATTGGACAGAAAGATGTTCAAATTGGAGAGTACAAAGGAATGACTGATGACTTAAAGAAAGAATTAAAAGGTCAAAGGAATAAAACATTCTGGTATAAAGTGTTAGCTTTTGTAAGCATATCCACAACACTATACTTCGCAAAATAAATTAAATAAGGCTTGTTTTTACAGGCCTTTTTTCTTATATTATAGTTATATAAAAATGTTATTATGAACGACAGAGAAGCGATCTTTACTATTGACGAGCCAAGTCAAAAGAAAGAACTAGTAAACCATCCAAACCATTACGGAGGAAAAGATAATCCCTACGAAGCCATAAAAGTTATTGAAGCCTGGAATTTAGGTTTCTGTTTAGGAAATACCGTTAAGTATATTGCCAGAGCTGGAAAGAAAGATGCTACAGTTCAAGAGCTTGAAAAAGCTTTATGGTACTTAGAAAGAGAAATCAAAAAACTAAAGGATGGTAAAAAAAACTCTTAAACAGGTAAGCCTGATAAGAGACTTCTGTAATCCAGTTATAGATTACAATATCAGCAAATCCATATCGTATAGTCAGACCTTAGCATACAATACTTGTCCACACCAATGGGCATTGAAATATGTTAAAGGATTGCAAGAGTATAAGCCTTCCATTCATACAGTCTTTGGCACAGCAGTACATGAAGTAATGCAGGAATGGTTAACAGAACTCTATGAAGGAACAGTAAAGAAGTCAAATGAAATGAATTTGAATGCTCTTCTACTGGAGAAAATGCACACAATTTATGCTCACGAGAAAGAAAAGTACGGAAAACATTTCTCTACCTCTCAAGAGCTTTCTGAGTTTCATAATGATGGTATTGAAATTCTAGAGTACGTTCGTAAGAAACGCTCTGTTTACTTCGGTACCAAGTACTATAAGCTGGTTGGAGTAGAAATTCCTCTTATACATAAAATATCTGACAATGTTTTCTTCAAAGGGTATATCGATATTGTTCTCTACGATGACCAAGACGATAAGTATATCATTTTAGATATCAAAACATCAACTTCAGGATGGAATGACTACGCAAAGAAAGATGATAAAAAGCTAGCACAGTTACTTCTTTATAAAGAATTCCTAGCAAGACAATTTGATATAGATGTTGATAAGGTAGATGTAAAATATTTTATTGTAAAGAGAAAGGTTCCTAAAGATCCAGAATTTGCAGCAATGGGTAGAAGAGTTCAAGAGTTTGTACCTCCATCAGGAAAGATTAAAAGAGGTCAAGCCACTACAGCACTTACAAAATTTATTAACGATGCTTTTGATAGTCATGGACAGTACATCGATAAAGAGTACGACAAGACTCCTTCAAGATCAAATTGTATGTTCTGTGAATTTAAAGGAACAGAGCACTGTCATGCAGGTGTTTTAGGATAAGGGTATATTTATATATACATATAATTATATAAACAATGAACACTAAAAAATTAACATCGGTTAAGGTAGAAGAAGATCTTCTACAGGAATTTAAAGAACAGTGCGTAAGGCATAAATTTTCTCTACAAAAGCTTGTAGACAGAGCAATTTTTTTATATCTTACAGAAGATAACTTCAAGCAAAAGTTACACACACAAACAAATATTAAATTAAAATAGTTACATGAAAGAAAAATTTCGTTATGTTAAGAAGGAGGATCGTAAAAAGATTCTCTTGTTATGCGATGATATTAGGATGCATTCCGGTATCGCAACTATGGCCAGAGAGATTGTTGTAGGAACATCTCACCACTTTAATTGGGTCAATTTAGGAGCAGCTATCAATCATCCAGAAGCAGGTAAAGCATTTAATATCTCAGCTGAGGTAGGAAAGTTAAACGGTATAGAAGATGCTGATGTAAAGGTAATTCCTAACAATGGTTATGGAGATGCTATGCAAATAAGAAATTTAATTGCTCAAGAAAAACCAGACGCTATTTTTATATTTACTGATCCAAGATACTGGACTTGGTTGTTTGAAATAGAAAGAGAGATTAGAAATGAAATTCCTTTAATGTATTTAAACATTTGGGATGACTATCCAGCACCTCTGTATAATAAACCTTACTACGAGTCATGTGACTTATTGATGGCAATCTCAAAACAAACTAAAAATATTAATGAAATAGTTTTAGGAGAAGCAGCTAAGGGTAAGCTACTTAAGTATGTTCCTCATGGAATAAACGATAAGCATTTCTTTCCTATGACTTCAGTAGATGAATTAGAAACACTAGGTAAATTTAAGAAAGACTTATTCCAAGGAAAAGATATCGAGTTCGTAGCATTCTTCAACTCTAGAAACATTAGAAGAAAATCTCCAGGAGATGTAATTCTTTCTTATAGAATGTTCTGTGATTTGATCGGAGAAGAGAAAGCTAAGAAATGTGCCCTTGTAATGCATACACAAGCTGTAGATGAAAATGGTACAGATCTTTATGCAGTAAGAGAAGCAATTTGTGATGACAGTTATGTAAATGTATTCTTCTCACAAGAGAGATTAGATACTCCACATATGAACTTACTGTATAATATAGCAGACGTTGGAATGCTTATCACTTCAAATGAAGGATGGGGGTTGTCTTTAACTGAAACTATGATGGCTGGTAAGATGATTATTGCCAACGTAACAGGTGGTATGCAAGATCAAATGAGATTTACAGATGAGAACGGTAAGTGGATTGACTTCACTTCAGACTTCCCTTCTAATCATAGAGGAACATATAAGGAGTGTGGTGAGTGGGCAGTCCCTGTATTCCCTTCAAACATTTCAATGGTAGGCTCAGTTCCAACTCCTTATATCTTTGATGATAGATGTCGACCAGAAGATGTAGCTAAAGCTTTAGAAGAAGTTTACAACATGGGTAAAGAGGAAAGAAACAGAAGAGGAGCACTAGCAAGAGAATGGGTAACATCAGATGAATCAGGAATGTCAGCACGTCAGATGTGTGAGAATGTACTTGATTCAATGGATGAAACATTTGAGAAGTTTGTTCCTAGAACTAGATTTGATCTTTACAAAATAGAGGACCGACCAAAAAAATATATCACACATAAATTAATATACTAGTTATGAGTAAACCTACATTAGTAGTAAGCTGCCCTATCGATACATATTCAGGATACGGAGCAAGAGCCAGAGACTTTGTACAATCGATTATCGATACAGATAAGTATGATGTTAGAATATTATCACAGAGATGGGGTAATACTAGATTTGGATACTTAAAAGATCACGGAAATGAATCTCTACACTCTAGAGTTATTACACAACTAACACAACAACCAGACATCTGGATTCAAATTACAGTACCGAATGAATTCCAAAAGGTCGGTAAATATAATATTGGAGTAACAGCTGGTATTGAGACTACACTTTGTGATCCTTCCTGGGTACAGGGATGTAACAATATGGACTTAGTTATTGTATCAGCACAACATGCTAAGAAAGTATTTGAAGAAAGTAAATTCAATATACAAGATGAAAAAACAGGTCAAGTAACAGGAGTAGTTGAATTAAAAACTAAAGTTGAAGTAGTATTTGAAGGAGCTAATATAGAGAAGTATATGCCATTGGCATGGCCAGTAAAACTAGACTTAGATAGTATCGATGAAATGTTTTGCTTTTTAGTAGTAGGACATTGGCTACCGGGAGTACTTGGAGAGGATAGAAAGAATATTGGATACACTATCAAAGCATTCCTTGAAACATTTAAGAATAAGAAATCAGCACCAGCACTTCTTTTAAAAGTACAAGCAGGATCAGGAACATCTATTATGGATAGAGAAGCTGTATTGGATAAAATTGATGAAATAAAAAAAACTGTAAAAGGAAAGTTACCAAACATACATCTTCTACATGGAGAGCTATCTGATGCTGAGATGAATGAGCTATACAATCACGGTAAAGTAAAAGCAATGATCTCTCTAACAAAAGGAGAAGGATTTGGAAGACCTTTATTAGAGTTTAGTTTAGTAAACAAACCAATTATAGTATCAGGATGGTCAGGTCATACAGACTTCTTAGATAATAAATTTACAAAACAAATAGGAGGTCAACTCACAAACGTACATCCTTCAGCTGCAATTGATAAGATGATACTAAGAGAAAGTCAATGGTTTACACCGGATGATATGCTAGTAGGCAAGGCATTAAAAGATGTCTTTGAAGATTATAAACCATATAAGGAATTAGCAAAGAGACAGGGTCATAAGAGCAGAACTGAGTTCTCTTATGAGAAGATGAGAGAGACGCTAGATAACCTTCTAACACAGTACATTCCTGAGTTCCCTAAGCAAGTACAGTTAAAGCTACCTACGCTTAAGAAAATAGAATTACCACAGGCTAATAAAGTTGAAATACCAAGGCTTAAAAAAATAGAATAATGGAAGAAAAAATGTCAATCTGTCCACACTGTGGAGGAAATGCTTGCTATGAACAAGCAGTAACAGAAGAAGTAACAACAAGCTTTTGCTTTGGTTGTGGATATTCAACTTCAACTCTAATGGTTGAAGGAGGAGATCTAGTAGCAAAAACACTAGAAGCATCACCAGAACTTTATAAAGATCTTATGTTTATTGACGAAGATAAGAGAGTATGGTTCCCTTCAACAGTTACTCTTCCTGGTAAGGGAATGGTATTCTTAGATGGTACAGCAAAAGAGAATTGGAAATGGGCTGCAGTAAACTCTATAGAGATTTTAGAAGAAGAGAAATCTAAGTTCCCAAAAGGTCAAACAACTAAAATGGATATGAAAAATATTAAACATTTTGAGAAAGAAGACTTCATGGAAGCATTAGATGCTATAAACTTCTTTGATGTAGAAGTTGCAGAATCAAAATAGATTTCGTATATTTACAGTATGAAAATAAGTTATGCAATAACAGTTTGTAATGAATTGGAGGAAGTGAAAAGACTAGTCAACTTCCTCCTTTCACATAAACGAAAAGAAGACGAGATAGTAATCTTGTTTGATGAGAAGAACGGAACAGATGAAGTATTTGATTATATAGAATCTCAAGTACACGACTGTGAAGTCTTCTGTGAAAAATTCGAAGGACACTTTGCCGATTGGAAGAACTTACTGACTTCACATTGTACAGGAAATTATATCTTCCAAATAGATGCTGATGAGATTCCTCATCTCAATTTAATTCAAAACCTACCTACACTGTTAGAGACTAACGATGTTGATATGCTCAGAATACCTAGAGTAAATACTGTAGAAGGACTAACTCAAGAACATATTCAGAAGTGGGGATGGAATGTAAATGAAAAAGGATGGGTGAACTGGGCTGATTGGCAAATGAGAATCTATAAGAATGTTCCTTACATTAAATGGGTTAATAAGGTACATGAAGTACTAGAAGGATTTAAGATCCATGGCATGCTTCCAGTAGAAGAGGAATGGGCTTTGTACCATCCAAAGACAATTGACAGACAAGAGAAACAAAACAACTACTACGATACATTATGAAAAAAATAAACAAACAAATTGATCTGTTTAAAGTATTTATGTCACCAACAGCAGCAGCAGAAGTGGGTGAAGTACTTAATAGCGGTTTTATCGGACAGGGACCTAAAGTTAATGAGCTTGAAAAGAAATTACAAAACTTCCTTAAAGTAGATAACTCAGAGGTAATTACTTACAATTCAGCAACATCAGCAGAACATTTAGCATACCATTTATTAAAAAAGCCTTCTAAAATATCAATAGGATTTGATGGAGCGGCTATGGTAACAGAGAACTGGCCAGGACTTGAAGAAGGGGATGAAGTATTAACAACAGCGTTGACTTGTACAGCAACCAATTGGCCTATTTTAGCAAATGGATTAAAGATCAAATGGGTAGATGTGGAACCTACTACAATGAATATTTGCTTAAAGGATTTAGAGAGTAAATTAACAGAGAAGACTAAAATTGTAGCCGTAGTACACTGGGGAGGATATCCAGTAGACTTAGTAGAACTTCAAGCTATTCAAAAAAGATATAGAGAGAAGTACGGCTTTCCTTTTATGATTATGGATGATGCTGCTCATGCTATGGGAAGTAAATTAGATGGAAAGAACATCGGCACATTCGAAACTATTACTACATTCTCATTACAAGCAATTAAACATATAACATCTGTAGATGGAGGATTCTGGACATCACCTTTCATAGAATTAAACAAAAGAGCAAAACTAACTAGATGGTACGGTATTGATAGAGAAGGTCCTAGATCAGACTTTAGATGTGAATCAGATATTCCTGAGTGGGGTTTTAAATTCCATATGAATGATATCTGTGCAACAGTAGGACTCTCAAATCTAAATCATGCAGAAGAGATTATATCAAAGCATAAAGCAAATGGAGCTTTCTATAATAAAGAATTGCAAGGAGTAAAAGGAGTTACTCTATTGGAGAATGATCCTAGAAAAGAATCAGCTTACTGGCTATATACTATGAGAGTAGAGAACAGAGATGCTTTTATGAAGTATATGTCTGAGAACGGAGTGGCTACTTCTAGAGTTCATGAAAGAAATGATAAGCATACTTGTACAAGAGAATTCTTAGCTCCTCTTCCTAATGTAGATTTAGTATCAAAAGATATGATATGCATACCAGTAGGGTGGTGGGTAACAGAGGAAGAGAGACAGTACATAGTAGATTTAATTAAACAAGGATGGTAGATACTAAAGTAGATTTAAAATCATCAGTTACAGAAGCAGTAGGAGAATTAACAACTCAGATTATACACTTTGTAGGAGGAGAGAAGAGAACATTTACAGATGTAGTATCTACGTCAATCAGGCAAGGACAGTTCACAAAGTTTAAACAAAAGGACGGTACTTGGATTATGATAAATGATAAGAATGTTTTATGTATAGAAGTTTTTAAACAAGAGTAGACAGATATGAAATATGCAAATATATTACCGCAACACAAATATCCTTGGCTGGAGACGTTGTACAGTATGGTACTTGATATAAAGCCTAAGGTAGTCATAGAGTACGGAACAGAGCATGCAGGCACGGCTATAGTAATGGGACTTGCATTGAAAGAGTTGTACGAACAGGAACAGCATCAAGGAATTGTATTCACATATGATACTTTTGAAAAACAAAGTAAAGGGGAAATAGGCTCATCACCGAACTATAAAGTAGCAGTGGATAATATAGCTCACTACGGATTACAAGACTATGTAAAAGTGGACTATGGGGACTTTTTTAAATTTTGTGACGACCCTAGTAAAGAGTTTGATTTACTGTACTTTGACATAGACAATGATGGAGATAAGGTACTGGAAATGTATAACGGATGCAAGAGTAATATTGAAAAAGGCTCAGTAGTAATCTTTGAAGGAGGTTCACAAGTAAGAGACGATGTTGAATGGATGAATAATCTAAACAAAGTAAAAATTACAGACATTAAAGAACAAGTAGGGTACCAACTACTCACACCTAATCAAAAATACTCTTGTAGTATAATCTTTAACACCAAAAAATATAGTTTATGATACAGTTTATAATAGTAGGGTGGCACTTTGACCTATACCCGGAATTAGTACAGGAATTAATTGAATTGCAAGAGGCAAATAAAGATTCAATAAACATCTTTTGGTCATGTCATAGAGAGCCTTCAGAGTCAGTTAAAGCTAACTTCGAATATAAAGTGTTTCCTAACTTAGGACTAGAGGATGGAGCTTATCAACAAGCATTAGATTACCTAGATATTGCTGACGATACTATTTTGTTCTTAATGCATGACGATATCATAGTTAAGGATTGGGGATTCATTAATGAATGCATAGGAAGGTTAGAGCAAGGAGCTGCCTTCGTAGGTAATGGAATGAATTACCCAGACTATATGTCTCCAACTAGAATCTACGATGAGGAGTTCTTTCCACGTACAGTACTAGAAGTATCACGTCCGGAGAGTCTTCACTACTTCCAGAAAGAAGGAATGGCCTATACCTTTAGAGAAAGCTTCCTATGTACAGTAAGAAAATATCTAAGAGATATAAATGACTTTGAAGTAGTATGGGAAGAGCCAGGAGAGAATATGCCAATAGGTCCTATGGGTAATATGCAACAATCAATGCTGGGGTGGAAAATTACACAGACATATGGAGTAGAACGTATGAGCTATCTTTCAAATACTTACATGGATTCCGATTGGTTATACGAATGTGAAAGAGGTCTAGTTAAAAACTAATATAATAAAACAAGTTATGGATAAAAAAGTATACTACATAAGTGATTGGCATGTAAGCCCAGGGCATTACAGTTACGAACGTCATCGCTTTCCACAAGCATACATAGAGCTAGCTCCTTGGTATATCTTAAACTGGAGAGATATTCCTAATGTAATAAAAGGTACTGGAAATATTATCGTAATAAACACTCCTGTTCACGATGAGTTGGCTAAGTTAAAGATTGCCGATAGTCTTACAGAAGGTAATGAAGTGTATATTGTACAGGAAGGATCCGTATGGGACTGGTTAGATTGGTCAGCTCCAGAACAAGAAATGTATATAAAGATACTGTCTAAAGCAAAAGCATACCTATGCTCTAATGAATACGAAAAACGTATGATGAAAGTGTTTATAGAAAATAGTATAAAGGTACCGCCCTGCACTAGGCATTTCGCAGAATCAGCTAGAGAACATTTAGGGAACTATGTGTTTATAGTTAATCCCTGTAAGGGATATCAGAGAGGTATGATCTCTCACAAGTTAGTATACGATAGTGTTCCTAAAGAATTAGAAGTGTATACTATGCATTATGATAGAACTCCTCACATTGGAAGAATGTTACCACTACCAGACTCGTACTCTATGCCAGGTTTTAAAAAATTAAACTATATGCAGCATGATGAGTTTTTATCCACTGCTTATACTTCAAGATTTGGAGTAGATATTCATAGGGACTTTTCAGCAGGACAAACAGCAGTAGACTTTGGATCACTCGGAGTACCTATGGTAGGTAATATTCAACTAGATGCTCAGAGAAATATATTTCCAGACACTTCTTTCGAATGGGACGACTACGAAGGATTTAAGAAATGTATTAAAACACTTTCTACTGATGATGAATTCTGTAAAGAAGTCGGAAGAAAAGCTTTAGAGAATGTACAGAAAACACATTTAAGTACTATAGTTGTAGAAACTTTTAAAAACGAATTTAATACATTAAGAGAATGTCAAACGGAATCTATAAAATAACAGAAGACTTTGAAAAAGCCTTAGGAGATTATACAGGAGCAAAGTATGTAATTACTTTAGATAATATGAGTAACGGACTTTTCTTAGCACTATATTACGAGAACTATGTAAAAAAGAGCATAACATCTCCTACAATAAAAATACCAAACAGAACATACCCTTCAGTACCATGTGAGATTATTCATGCTGGATTAAGAGTAGAGTTTGAAATAGTAGAGGGAAGAACTATTAAAGGAGCTTATAATCTAAAAGGAAGTAATGTATGGGACTCTGCTTTATCGTTTACAGCAGACATGTATAAGCAAGGAACTCATATGTGTATATCTTTTACAGGACCTTATAAGCATTTTAAATTATCTAAAGGAGGAGCAATACTGACAGATAGCGAAGAGGCTTACTTGTGGTTTAAGAGAGCTAGGTATAGTGGAAGAAGAGAATGTTCGTACCACGAAGATGATTTGGATATGTTAGGATGGAATTTCTATATGATGCCAGAGTTAGCAGCAAGAGGAATGTTATTAATGAATCAATTCTACACACTAGACGGTACTAAGAAACATAATGCTGATTTAGAATTACCTTACCCAGACTTATCTAAGTTCGAGATATACACACGATGAAAAAAGCTTTAATAGGATTTGGGGGACATGCTAGAGAGGTCTTAGCTCAAATGGGAGAAGATCTTATATGCTTTGTAGATAATCAATATGTAGTAGAGGGTACATTACCTATCTCTTCTTTTGATCCTACAGAGTATGAAGTAATGGTAGCAGTAGGAGACTCTAAGGACAGGTACGACATAGTTCAGAAGCTTCCAAAAGAGACTAAATACTTTACCTTCATACATCCTACAGCTCTTATAATGAATAATGTGGAGATAGGAGAGGGTAGTTTTATTGGTGCTTATTCAATACTTACTACTAATATTAAAATAGGTAAACATGCATTACTGAATAGAGGTAATCAAATAGGGCATGACTGCATCATCGGAGATTACTTCAGTGCAATGCCAGGAGCTATTGTATCAGGTAATGTAACAATTTACAGCTGCGTGTATATGGGAACTAACTCAACAATTAGAGAAAAACTATCAGTACATAGCTTTGCTACAATCGGACTTAATGCCGGAGTTGTAAAATCAACAGAAGGTCCTTATACTTATATAGGAACACCAGCTAAAATACTATAAACAAAATAGAATGAAAGTACTAGTAACAGGAGGAGCAGGATTTGTAGGAACAAATCTAATCAAAAGACTTCTAGAGGAAGGACATGAAGTTGTATCGGTTGATAACTACAACACAGGATTGAAAAGCAATCATCAAGAAGGATGCTTATATGTTGAACAAGACATAAGAAACATATCTGATTATTCTGCATGGGGTAAATTTGATATTGTATATCATTTAGCAGCAATTGCTAGAATACAGCCATCCTTTATCAATCCGGAAGAGTACTTTATAACTAATGCTTATGCTACTATGAAGATAGCTAAGTATTGTTCCGATAAGAACATACCACTTGTATATGCAGGAAGTAGTTCACATCATTCAGGTAAGTTTAAAAATCCATATACATTTAGTAAGGATGTAGGAGAAGAAGTAATCCAGTTATTTGAACAACATTACAATTTAAAAGCTACCATAGTACGATTTTATAATGTATACGGACCATATCATTTAAAAGAAGGAGGATATACTACTCTAATAGGAGCATGGGAGAAGAGAGTTGAAGAAGGTAAGTCACTAATCATTTACGGAGATGGAACAAAGCGTAGAGACTTCACACACGTTGATGATATTATAGAAGGATTAGTATTAGTGAATACTAAACAAGCTTGGGGGATTATATTTGAATTAGGAAAAGGACATAACTATTCAGTTAATGAAATAGCAGATGCTTTTGGAATAGAGGTAGAATATAAAGAGAACAAGCCAGGTGAAGCAGAGATAACTCTATGTACAGATACAGCAGCAAGAGACATCCTAGGTTGGAATCCTGAGAAAGATATCATAGATTACATAAAAGAATACTTATCATGCAAAAAATAACATTCGTAATACCTTCCAGAAACAATCTAGAGTTTTTACAATTAGCTTATAAATCAATTCGAAATCTTAGAACCAAGCATGAAGTCTTAGTACTTGATGATGCTTCTACAGATGGAACAGCAGAATGGATTACATCTCTTAACGATGAAGATCTTATCACACATGTCAATCCAGGTCCAGAAAGGATAGGAATTGTAGGAATGTTTGACAAAGGAATTGAGATGGCAAGAACAGAGATCATATTTGCCTTCCATGCCGATATGATTGCAGGTCCTAATCTAGATAAGAATATATTAAAGCATTTAAAAAGAGGAACAGTTGTAAGTGCAACTAGAATAGAACCTTCTCTTCATCCACCAGGACCGGAGAAGATTACTCAAGATTGGGGAATAGAAGTAGAAGAGATAGACTTCAACGGAGTAATAAATGCTATAGGTCATTTTGAAAATCAAAATAAAGATAAAACAACTGAGGGTATATTTGCTCCCTGGTGTATGTATAAAGAAGACTTCCAGGCAGTAGGAGGACATGACGAAGTATTTGCACCTCAATCAAAAGAAGACTCAGATCTATTTAACAGATTTGTATTAAATGGTTACAAAGTAATTCAATCATGGGATGGATTAGTATATCATTTTACTTCTAGAGGAAGTAGATTTAATAAACATGCCGGAGGAGGAGCTGGAAAGAATAGTGAGGAGTGGTTATACACAACTACTAAGAATGGTAGAGAGTTTATTCGTAAGTGGGGATCGTTTATAAAGCATGATTCATTAATGAAGCCAATCGTACCTCCAAAGTATAATGTAGCATTTGTAGTTAACAATTGTAACTCTGAGATGTTAGAAGCATTTGAACCTTGGTGCGATAGAATCTATATTAACGATGAACTGGGAATATTGTTTGCAGCCTACTATGAAACTGAACATAAAAATACATCATACGATTTAAAGAAACGAGTACTTAATACGAAGTGGAACGATCCTCAAGGAGAAAATGATATCGTAGTAGAGTTTGATGGAAAGCAGATCACACAACAGTCCTTCAGCGTTATACAACAACTGGCAGAGATTATAAAAGAGAGTGGAGAAGTAGGAGAGTTTGAATTAGATGTATTTAAAATAACTATTAACTCTCTTATAGAATATCAGAACGATCTAATAGTATGTAAAAATTAACTATTTATAACAAAAACATATGAGCTTAATCAACGAAATAAAAGAGATGCTATCTGAAGTTACAAAGGTAAACTTCAAAGGAAACAAATTTGTCCTTAAGATAGATGTAAACGAAGATCCAAATAAGAAAGGAATCAAAGTACAATTCCTTCCAACTACATTTGCAGGTATGTCTAAGCAACAACAAGACGACATCGCTATGGAGTTAGGAGCTAAATTGAATCAAGGACTATCGGCTCTAGGCTTAACAGTTGAGAGAGACAGAGAATTAAAGGATAAGACGATTGTAGGCTTCTTTATATACATCGAATACCTAGATAAGATTATTATCAATGCTTTAAATCAAGCAGCACAAGAACCAAGTAACAACTAATTAGAGAGATATGCCACAGTTTTGTTTTTATTCAAAAAATAACCCTACACAAGAACCAGTAGGAGTATTACATGCAGCAAGTAGAGAAGAAGCAATAAAATTCTTCTCATTATCAAAACAGTTACCAGTAAACGATTTTCTAACAATTTTTGAAGTAAAGAACTACACGTATGGTACACAAGAAGGACTTAAGGAAAACACTAAACAGCTTCTTAAAGGCTAGTATTAGTATAAAGGAAAAGGGTATGGCTAGAGAGGTAATCGAAAAGAAACTCTTCATAGAAAATATTATCCTTTTAAGAGAGATAGAGGATAGGAGAGACTTCATGGAAGAAGAGATCGGAGTAGATATGTCTATCTACGAAGAGAAGTTCCTACAAATAATAGAAAATCTATTCAAGATACACTTCAGCAAAGAACAATTTGCATTAATACAGTACTACCTTTACCAAGTCCCTACAATAGATAATTGGGATGGAAAGATAGATCTCTCAGATGGAAAGAAAATGATTACAGTTGACTTTGAAACACCTGAGCAGGTTTGGAATGTAATAACTAGCTTAAAAGAAGTAAAGAAATAGTTGCTAGAACGAATCTTTATTCTTATATTTAGGTATAATTAATAAACAAAAACGGTTATGAATTTAGAAATGATTCCTTGTACAAGATGTGGCAATGATATGCCAAAGCTCCGATTAGACAGTTACGGATACGACTTCTGTGTTAACTGCTCAGATGTAAAGCCTAAGGTAGGACGTATTAGAGTAGTAGGAGAAGGAGACTATACAGTAACAGAGCTTGATATCTTAGATCAAGACACTGCTAGAAGACTTCAAGAGATGGAAAATACTTCAAGAGGAGTAAGAAATGTTCCATTAGAGATCTTAAACTATGACGAAGATGAAGTAACAGATGATGCTAAAGCATTAGATGCTGTTATTGAAAAGGCCTTAGATGATGATTTAGAAATCGAAGAGGTAGAAGAAGACTTAGAAGATCTAGAAGATATAGATGATCTAGAAGACGAAGATGAAGACTAAATGCCAGCAGCTAAATTTATATCTAAAGATGATTGCCTCAGAGCAATGGACAATACTAAGAGTAATAGAGGAGCAGCTCGATTTCTTCGTTGCAGCTTTGTCCATTATAAGAAGTATGCCAGAACTTATGTAAACGAAGAAGGAATAACTCTATGGGAGGTTCATAAGAATCCAGCCGGAATAGGTATTCCTAAATATCTTCCTAACAAAGGCAAACAAGCACCCCTTAAGGAATTAATAGAAGGAAAGATATCAGTAGCTTCTTTTGAGCCGGCTAAGATCAAACAGAGACTAATCTTTGAAGGGTACTTGAAAGAGGAATGCAATCGATGTGGCTTTCATGAAGAGAGAGTAACAGATCATAAAATACCTTTGATACTTCAATTCAAGGATAAGAATAAAGTCAACTATGAGCTTACTAATATAGAGCTTATGTGTTACAATTGTTCTTTCCTGTACTCGGTATCACCTATTACCGACAAGCAAGTAGCAGCAGCAGAAGATTCTGTAGACAGACAAGTAAGAGATTTTGATTGGGAGGTAGATGATGCAATGAAAGAGCATCTAGAATCATTAGGACTTTGGAATGAAGTACCAACAGATGGTTCACAATACATCTCAGAAAACTTTAAGAGGAATGAAAAAGAAGACTAAACCTACCAGAGAAAGAATTGTAGCCAACAAGCTTGTAAAGCAATCAGAGCAGAATGAAAAGCTGAGAGAGAAAACAATCAGTAATTCTTTTTGGAAATTGTTTGGAAAATAGTTGCTAGTACGAATCTTTGTTCGTATATTTAGGTATAGAAATTAAAAAAAGGTTATGGCAGAAAAGACAGGCGCTACAGTCAAAAAGATTCACGATTTTAATACCTCAGGTGTATTAGAAGTATGTATCAAAGGAAATTGGTATAGAACTACTTGTAATGAATTCAGATCATTCGATGGTAAGAGAAGAATAACTGAGCCTTTAAAGCAGCCAGGTATTGGAGATAGCTTTAATGATATAGAATTTAGAACGTATGACTATAACGGCCCAGTTTATATCCTTCAGACTAATCTAGAGGTAATTAGAATGGATACAGAGACTATTGTAACTAATCCAAAAATGCCAGTCAATCAAAAATCAGAAGCAAATAGTAATCGTATATGAGAAAATTAGAAATAGAATCTCTAGAAGAATTAGAATCTATCTTCAGAGAAAGATCAGTCGATATGACAAACAATATCAGAGAAGGTATTGAAGAAGCTATGAAGAGTAAGAAGAGGACAGCTATCTTATTTGAAATATTTATGGATGGAATGGAGACTTCTTTTGAAATATCACTTTCAAAAAGAGAATGGATTACAGCTCTAGAGAATTGCTTGAAGCATTACAGCGAGTGGGAGATGGGAGATGAAGCAATTGATACTTATTTACTAATCAAAGAACTGAAAGCATGATAAAGCCTTATGTGAAAGTATTTGTATGTGAGAAGACTGGAATTAAGTCAACTTATACATATAACGGTGCAAGTATTGTAAATGGAATGATAAAAGCTGAGTTCGAATATCCTAAAGAATACTTAGATGAGTTCAATAAAAAGGAAAAAATTAAGAATAATCTTCCGAAAACAAAACAAATGTTCTTAAATCCTGCAACAGGAAAAGAAGTAGGATATTACAGAGCTAAGAATTTAGGCCTTGTAAAATAAATTAAAAAAAGTTTGTGAATTAGTTGCTAGTTACGAAGTTAGTTCGTATATTTAGGTATAGAAATCAATTAAAAACAAAAAGTTATGTTATCAAAATTCACTACAGGTTTAGATTCTTACCTTACAAAAGATCAAGTAAAAGCTTTAGCACCAGTAGCATTTGCTACAGAGCCAACAAGCGATAAAGTAAGTAGTAAATACTTACATGTTAATACTGAGACTATCATCGATGACTTAGAAAAGTTAGGATGGCTTCCAGTAACAGCCTCTCAAAGAAAGGCTAGAAAGTCTGATAAGACTACAATCTTCTCAAAGCACATGGTATCATTTCAGAATCCAGACCTTATGATTAAAGGTAAGAATGGTGATGATGCTTTTCCAAGAATCATTTTAACGAACTCTCATGATGGATTTAATTCTTTTCAGTTTAGAATTGGAATCTACAGATTGGTATGTTCAAATGGATTGGTAGTAGCTGATGAGGAATTCTCAGCATTCAGAATACGTCACACAGGATATACCTTCGAAGAATTAAGAGGAGTAGTAGCACAAGCAGTAGCTGATCTTCCTAATAAGGTAATGATTTTAAATCAAATGCAGTTGAGAGAATTGTCTCCGGTAGAGCAAAGACAATTGGCTATCGATGCAATGCAATTGAGAACAAATAGAATCGATGCTGAATGGGATGAAGAGACTATCCAGGACGTTTTAACTCCTACAAGAGATGCTGATAAAGGAAATGACCTTTGGAAAGTATTTAATGTAATCCAAGAGAAGATTACTCAAGGAGGATATTCAGCAGCATTGAATGGTGCTAAAGTAAGAAAGGTTAGAAAGATTAAATCATTCGAGAAAGATCTAGAGGTTAATCAAAAGCTATTCAAATTAGCTACAGCATTGATCAACTAATGGATAGAGAGAAATATCTACAGATGAGAAGAACTGGCCAATATGACCTTGGCTGGTTCTATCAATACTACCTAGAGCATAAGGATAAGGATAGAATGACTCCTCCCTTTGAAGCTTTTCATCAGGCCTTTAATATGTACTTCCAAATGCATGGAGGTTTTATTCTAGACTATATGGATAAGAAAATGGAAGTAACTAAAATAGAAAACGAACAAGGAAATTTAATTTATATAAACTAAAATGGCAGAAGGCAAAGTAAAAACACCAAAGGAATTGATGGCAGACTTAAAAGGAAATTACATTCAAGTAATTAAAAAGAACGGAAAGACTCATGATAAGCTCTATAAAGATCCTCAGAGAGCGATTAGAGGAGTAGGAGGAGTTGATAATGTAAAATACCTTAGAGAGGTTCTTAAAGAGCAAGTCAATTCAAGATACGTAGAAGTAGATTCATTAACCGGAACACCAGAAAACGAATTATAGTTATGGAAAAATTAGGAATAGTATTAGCAGCATTTGGAATGCTAGTTGTAGTAGCGATTTTATTAGCATGGCCAACACAATGGCTTTGGAATAACGCTTTAGTAGGAGCAGCAGATGGATTTAATCCAATTGGCTTTTGGCAAGCATTAGGAATTAATATCCTATGTGGAATTTTATTTAGAAATAATAACTCAAGTTCAAAGTAATGAAGACAGTTATTAAAGTTTTAGTAGGATTTTTCCTAGGATTAGGATTAGTTCAGTTAGTAGATCTAGGAATGTATCTGCTGAATAGGCCAGATAGTTATCTATTCAACTTAGGAGTATTGATACTTGGAATAGTATTTGTAGCATTTGGATTCTTAGGATTGTATATAATGAAAATAATCAAGCCTGAGGAAGAAGTAAAAGAAGAGGTTAAACAGGAAAAAGAAGAATAGTTATGGTAGTATTATTAGTAATATTAATTGTAGGCTTATTAGTTTTAGGAATTATAGAAACTGTTACAGCATTTGATTTAGGATCTCCAATCTCAGACAAAGACATCTCAGATTATTTAGATAGAATTGAAAATGAAAATCTTATAAATGGAATAACTTTAAGATGGAATGACAAATATGTTCTTAATGTAAAAGGGTATACAATTAGACATCATAGTAATCCTTCCATTTATCAAACACAGTACTCTATTATATTTCCATATTATATCACTGATGTAGGAGTAATTCCAATATGGAGTAAATCTTATAGTAGAGTTAAGAAGTTATTTAAAGATAACATTGAAAATTCTAGTTATAGAACAGATAAAAGAAAAAAATTAGGGCTAGAATAGTTGCCTCCTAAGAATATATTTCATATATTTAGGTATAATAATAAACAATTAATTATAAATCAAATTTAAACAAAGAAGTTATGAACAGAATTTTAGTAGCAGTAGGATTAATCCTAGTAGTTTTTGCAGTAACCATGTCATGTGAGAACATTGACTCAGGTAACATTGGTATCAAAGTAAACAAGTTTGGTACAGGAAGAGGGGTAAGTGGAGTAACAGAGTGTACAGGTACAGTCTTTTATAATCCAATCACAACAAACATCTTTGAATTTCCAATCAATATTCGTCATAAAGAGTATACTGACGAAGGATCATTTGTAGTGAATAGTAAAGATGGATCAGAGTTTCATGTTAGTCCAATTGTCAACTATAGAATTAATCCAGATAAAGCCACACAGATCTTTGCAAAATATAGAAAAGACTTAGATGGTATTGAGAATGGATTCCTTAAGACAGCAGTAACAGAAGCATTTAGAATCGTTACCAATGGCTATACAGCTGATCAATTAATCTCAAGTAGAGAAGCATTTGATAATAAAGTAAAAGCTACATTAAGAAAACAATTAGAGCCAGAAGGATTTGTATTGGATCAATTTACAACTAATCTAGAATATCCTACATCATTCAAGAATGCTATTAATGCTAAGAATAATGCAGTACAGAAGGCTTTAATGGCTGAGAATAGAGTTAAACAAGCAGAGGCTGAAGCAAAGATTAAAGTAGCAGAAGCAGAAGGAGATGCTCAATCAACACTTACAAGAGCAAGAGCTGAATCAGAAGCAAATACTTTAAAGCAGAGAACATTAACTCCAATGCTATTGCAACAACAATGGATTGAAGCATGGAGAAAAGGTGGATCTAAAGTACCTCAGTATATTACAAGCGGTGGAGGAAACTTCATGATGACTATAAAATAGTAAAATATATTAAAAATAATTGATAAAAGAGTTGCTAGCGCAGCTCTTTTTTCGTATATTTAGGTATAGAAATCAATTAAAAATAAAGGTTATGAAAGTACAAGATTTAAAAGCAGGTGATAAGTTTAAGATGAATGGACTATCAGTAAGCGGTAAGCAGACTAAGGTTAAATGTGAAATGATCCGATACAATGGAATGGATAAGTACGTTGTAGTATGCCAGGGTATTAGTATACTGGTAGATGGTACTGATGAAGTATTTGTATAACTAGAGGATAAGAGCTATGACAGAAGAAGAATTACAAGTACTGCTTGATGAGGAAGAGACTTACATCAACGAATGGAGAGATAGTTTAACGCAAGAGCAGATTGATTCGATTTAAGAACGAAGGGGAGGGGGCGCAAGACTACTCACCGAAGGTGTCACGCGCAATTTCTCCCAACCCTCCAGGTTGTTGGAGGTAAAATCTAAATAAAAACTATATGAAAACAATTTACAAGTACGAATTAAGATCACAAGATGCTAGTATGAAGCTTCCAAAAGGGGCAGAGATACTTACAGTACAGATTCAAGATGGGAGACCAATGCTATGGGCTTTAGTAGATCCAGAGAATGTATTAGAGGATAGATTTATATCCACTGTTGGTACAGGATGGGAAGTGGAAGACAATATGAAATACATTTGTACATACATGGAAGGATATTTTGTGTGGCATGTATTTGAAATGATACAATAGTATGAAAGTAATATACATGGAACAGACCATTGCTCTTATGTCTCATGGAAGAGCCAGAGAGGTAGAGGAATTAATAGCCTCAGGAGAGGTTAAGAAATCAGAACAAGGAGTTAATTACTTACTAACAATTATAGAGGATGAAGATACAGGAAGTTGAATTGTATAAGAAAAAGTATAAGGGAGTTAAAATAGCTTTCAACTCTAGAAAAGGTGTAGGAAGGATTATAGAAGGAATAGCCGTACAGGTGGTAGAATCTCAGGGCCTTGTTATACTCAGAGACTATGATAACTTCCCTCATTGTATATCAATAATGACATTGGAAGAGATATGAAAAAGTTTTTAGAAATTTATTTAGGGTTCTTTATAGCCTTGCCATTAGCACTTTGTATAGTATTATATGCAATAGGATGTTTTATGACATGGAGTATTCTTGAACCAAATATTGAATGGGCCTATGTTAGGTTGTATATGGTAATGGCTCTTATAGTATCAATATTTTTAGCAGCGGATGAATAATATGAAAAAGCTAATAGGAAATCTTTATTGGAGAATATGTAGAAGGATAGGTTATATTATTACCCTTAGAGACTATTATGATCCAAAGACATTCACTCTAGTAAAAAAGAATAGTCATATGGCCTTATTAAAACATATAGGTAAGGTAGATGAACATGGACATATAAAGGTAAAAGAAGTTTGGCAAATACAAATTAAAAAGATATGACCGTAAAAGAACTAATTGAAAGTCTAAGTAAGATAGAAGACCAAGACATAAAGGTAATGACAAAAGGATATGAAGGAGGAGTAAATGATATGGTAATAGGAAATGGTATAGATAATAATACTCCAGCAATCATACATGTAGCCTTAGATGTAAATACAGAATGGTATTACGGTACACATGAAAGAGTAGATGATATGTACGGCAGTACTAATAGTGATTATCATATAGTAAAGGCAATTATTCTATAGTATGGAAGTATGGGGAATAAATAAGTTAAAGGATCCTAATTCAAATCATATAATACGAAAGGTAGTAAAGAGGAGAGAACAATTAAAGGAAAGAGAACAGACACCTAAGGTAATAAAGGAATTAAAGGGCCTAGAAGACAGGATGAAGATAGGAGAAATGCTATTGGAAAGATGGCGAGAGACCCATTCATAGACCCATTCCATACCCGTTTCTCTACCCGTTCGATACCCGTTTATACATACGTATCACGTACGGGAGATATAAGGAGAGACATAGAGAGAACTACTGAGATACATAGTAAAAGGTGAAGGACTTTGATTAAACATAAAGGGTAGAAAAACCATACAAAGAGTATAAAGACATAGAGTACTAGGTAAGAAAAGGTACTGTACAGTATATACGATGTGTAAGAAAGAGGATAAGGCTAGGTAAAATAAGGATAGGAAAAATGTGGCGGGTGTGTCTCCTTAATAGTTTTTTTCTATAATAAGGAAAACCTATAGTAGATACCCGTTCTATAGCCCCGTTTCACTCTCTAGTAACCCGATTGGTTACCCGTTACAAACCCGTTCTAGCTACCCGTTTTGTTACCCGTCTAGTGACCCAATTGAGACCCGTTCTCTTTACCTGTTTGGAACCCGTTTCTTTCCCCGGTAGAAACCAGGTACTTATCCCCTTCGGGGGTAAAAAGCCTATAAAAGAGTTGCTTATATGGCCTATGGTTCTTATCTTTAGGTATATAAAAACAAATAATCATATGGTAAAGGAATTAAATAAGGTAATAGGAAAGGATTGTTCATGTAATAATTCTCCTACACTGAGGGCTAAATTGCTTACGGTAACT